TCAAGAAGCCGCAAAGCCTCCAGAGGCAGAGCAGAAAGACGAATGAGATGGCGGATGTTCACGAACTTGCCTCGGAGACAGACAAGCGGTTAAGCGTCCACGAAGCAATCTGCGCCCAGCGTTATGAGGGTATTCAGGGTCGCTTTGACGATGGCTCAAAGCGCATGACCAAAATTGAATACCTCTTGTATGGGGTGATTGTGTGCGTGTTGTTTGGCCCCGGTGTCGCTGGCGAACTCATCAAAAAGGTGCTGGGGTTGTAATGGTTGACATTACCAAAGCCATCGGAGCCGTTGCCGCAAGTGTTGCCGCACTTGGCGGCAGTTACACGCTTGCCGATAAGTTTGGCTTTTTTGACCGAGCAATCATTGAATGGTCTCCAGAGAATTTTAAAATTGTGGCAGAGGCTGACAAGCCAATCACTGTCACGGTTGCAAGAATAAAGAAGCGGGACGACTGTTCTGTTGAGAGTTTTACCCCAAGCATTCGTGATGCGGCAGGCATGGTGCATGAGGCAACTACCACCGCAAGCAAGTTCAGCGGCCCAGCAGGCCCAGAGATTGACACATTCACCTACGAACTTACGATGGTGAGGAAAGAGAAGATTGCCAGCGGCAAGGCAACTTTGCTGGCAACCATCAAATACAAATGTCCTGAAGGGGAGCGTGTTGTGCAATACCCTCGCCATAAAAATCTAAGTTTTGAATTGAAAGGGTGACCATGATTCCAATAGTCGCATCCCTCCTTGGTACATTGGCTCAGAATGGTCTGGGCCTTTTGTCTTCTGCAATCCAAGCAAAGGGCAAGCAAGTCGTTGAAGACGCCCTTGGCGTCAAGATTTCTGACAACCCCTCTGACGCTGAAGTTGCCAAGTTGCGTCAACTGCAATACGACCACGAAGAGCGTCTGCTTGAGTTGGGCATCGAGAAGGCTCGTATTGAGCAAGAAGAGTTGGCGGCACTGCTCAAAGCGCAGGCAAACCAAGAAGACAATGTGTCAAAGCGTTGGCAGGCTGATATGTCTTCGGACTCTTGGATGTCAAAGAATATTCGCCCCGGCACTTTGGTCTACATCCTGACCGCCTATTTGCTTTTTGCTGGCTTGAGCGCCGCAGGCATTGAAGTCAATGAGGCATATGTCAACTTGCTGGGTCAGTGGGGTATGTTGGTGATGACCGCCTACTTCGGTGGCAGAACTGTCGAGAAGGTCATGGAGATGCGCAGAAAGGACAAAGAATGAGCCTCAGCCAAGAACAAGCCGCCTTCCTACTGGATGCTTGCGCCCTCATCAAATACGCTACAGAGCAGGGTTTTATGGTCACTGGCGGCGAACTTGCCCGTACCCCTGAGCAACAGGCTTTGCACGTCAAAGCTGGTCGTTCCAAAACCATGAATTCTATCCACCTCAAGCGCTGTGCTATCGACTTGAATTTCTTTAAGGATGGACAGATAATATGGGACAAGGGCATCCTTGCGCCATTGGGTGCTTATTGGGAAACTTTGCACCCCAAAAACCGTTGGGGCGGGAACTTTAAATCTTTGGTGGACTGTCCACATTTTGAACGAAACGTGGGGTAAATATGGCAACCGCATCGGTAATGACTTACGACTCTTTGGTCGAAAACATTCAGTCTTACCTAGACCGTACTGATGAGGATACGCTTGCCAAAATCCCGCTGTTCATTATGTTGGCAGAGCAAATCATTGCCAGCCAGATTAAGTTCCTTGGCAACCTGACGGTTCAAACGTCCACGATGACCATTGGTCAACCCATCATTGACAAGCCAGCCCGTTGGCACAAGACGGTGTCTATGAACGTCACCGTTGATGGCGAGAAACAGCCTGTATTGCTTCGCAAGTATGAATACCTGCGTGAGTACAACCCAAACGCAACAACGACTGGCGCACCTGTTTATTACGGTGATTACGACTACACGCACTGGTTGGTCGCACCATCGCCTGCGGCGGCGTATGAGTTTGAGGTTTTGTATTACGAGCGACTTCAACCGCTTGATTCTTCTAACCAAAGCAATTGGTTTACCACCTACGCCCCACAAGCGTTGCTGTATGGGTCTTTGTTGCAGGCTATGCCGTATGTCAAAAACGACGAGCGTATGCCTATGTGGCAACAGAACTATGACCTCATCATCCAGACCCTAAAGTCTGAGGATGTACAGCGCATCGGTGACCGCCAAGCAACTGTATTGGATACCTAACTATGAGTTTTAACAGCCCCTTCACAGGTAACGTCATCCAGCCAACGGATGTCTCGTACAGCCGAATCATCCTGACGACAGACCTGCAACTGACTTGGCCTATCAACGGCACGACTGCTGATGACGCCGCCGCTCGTATCATGGAAGTGTCAACCCTCTCCACGGCAAACGAGTTGTGGATGCCTCCTGCTAATCAGGGTTCCGTTGGTCAAGATGCCTTGATTCGCAACGTGGGCGCTGTTGCGGTAACGGTCAAAGACTACACTGGCGCAAACACCATTGTGACGGTCGCCGCTGGTCAGGCACAATACATCTACATCACTGCCAACGCTACCACAGCGGGAACATGGGGAATCATTGCCTACGGTATTGGCTCCTCTGGCGCGGACGCCGCTACCCTTGCTGGGTATGGTTTATTGGCAATCGGTCAGACGCTGAACCAAAGCCAACCAGTAACGACTTTCTCTTCCAACTACACAGCGCTGACAACAGACCGCTCTAGCACTTATGTGTGGACTGGCGGGGCTGGTACTCTGACAATGACACTTGCGTCTACGCTTGGCGACAACTGGTTCATGTTTGTGCGAAACAACGGAACTGGCGCTTTGACTGTAGATTGCACTGGCGGAAATACCATCAACGGCTCTGCTTCAATTGTTCTCCAGCCTGCTGATTCTTGCATCATCGTTTGCAGTGGGACAACCTTTTACACTGTTGGTTTGGGTCGAAATACACAGTTTTCTTTTACTCAGTTGAGTAAAGCTGTGACGTCTGGCTCATACACCCTGACGGCTTCTGAAGCCTCAAACGTGATTCAGAAATACACAGGAGCATTAACTGGCGACGTCACAATCGTTGTGCCTTCAACTGTGCAGGTTTACTACATTCTCAACGAGACCACCAATTCTTACACAGTCACAATTACTACAGGTTCTGGCTCTACCGCCATCTTGACCGCAGGAAGTCAGGCTACGTTGGTTTGCGATTCTGTGAACTTGTATAACGCCAACACTGTTTTGGCGGGTACTTCAACCATCAGTTTGAACAACGGCTCTGCCAGCAACCCATCGCTGAATTTTTCCTCAGAGCCTACAACTGGTGTGTATCACGCCGCCGCTGGCGAGTTCAACATTTCAATCCTTGGTGTGTTGAGGTCAACGCTAACCGCCTCTGGTTTGGCAATTGTGGGTACTGGTAACTTTACTGGCGGAATTGCTGGCGGGACTTACTAATGGTCAAGAAGGTTTTTACCATTGACACGTTGCCCGGCGTACAGCGCGACGGCACTATCTTTGACATGAACTTTTACACGGACGCTCTTTGGGTTCGTTTCCAACGCGGTCGCCCAAGAAAAGTAGGCGGGTATCGCGCAATCGTTAGCAACGCCAAAGGTTACTCTCGCGGTATTTACGTCAACTCAGTCGACGGTGTCAATTCAGTTTTCAATGGCTACAACAACGGTCTTGAAGTTGTCAACATCAACAATCTTGGTATTGGTGCTGGTGTCAATCAATTCACCTTTACTGGTTTGATTTTGACCCTCAATACATTGGTTGGCGGAACTACATACACCAACGGCACATACACAAATGTAACCCTGACTGGTGGTTCTGGCTCTGGTGCAAAAGCCACAATTGTGGTGTCTGGCACGGTAGTTACTACGGTGACTTTGACAAGCGCTGGCAACGGATACGCCGTTGGGAATACTTTGAGCGCCACCGCCGCGAGTATTGGCGGAACTGGCAGTGGTTTCTCAATCAAGGTTGCAACCATCAATGATGGGTTTACGGAAAGCGACTTGAACCTTTGGCAGTTTGACTCTACGTTTGACGCTCAAGGTTCTGGAAACCAGTTGTTGTTGGCGCACCCCGGTCGGAACTTGGCGCAAATTGACCAAACAGTTAACACCCCAGTTCTGGCAGGAAACATCAATGGCACAACCCTGTCTCCGCTCACAGACACTTCTGGCACAACCCCAACAGGGGACGTCATTGAAGTTGCTGGCGGTGTGGTTGTGTTGCACCCTTACGTCTTTGTGTATGGAGATAACGGTTTAATCAAGAACTGCGTTGCTGGAAATCCATTTGATTGGAACGGTGCTGACGCAAACGAGGTCAATGTAGCCTCCACAAAGATTGTCAAGGGCTTGCCAGTGCGAGGCGGGTCTAACGCTCCTTCTGGGTTGTTCTGGGCGCTTGATTCGCTTATCCGCGTGTCATACACCCCGACCACCGTAACGGTCGCTGGAAGCCCCCAAACCTTCTACTGGCGCTATGACATTATCTCTAGCCAGTCTTCCATTCTTTCCAGCCAGTGCGTCATTGAGTATGACGGTATCTACTATTGGATTGGCGTTGACCGCTTCCTGATGTACAACGGTGTGGTCAAGGAAATCAAGAACACGTTCAATCAGAACTACTTCTTTGACAATCTGAACTACGCGCAACAGCAAAAAGTTTTTGTCAACAAGGTTCCTCGCTTTGGCGAAATTTGGTGGTTCTTCCCTTCTGGCGACTCAGAAGAGTGCAACGACTGCATCATTTACAACGTCCGCGAAGACTGCTGGTATGACGCTGGTGGCGCTTTGGGCGCTCGTCGCACTGCTGGATACTTCTCTCAAGTGTTTCATTACCCCATCAATGCTGGCGCAACACTCAGTGAGGAAGAGGTAATTTTTACGGCATCAATTTCAACAACCAATGCAAGCGCTGTCATTACGATTTCGCCAAACAATTTGGTGGCGGTTGGACAGCAGGTTGTTTCTACAAGCGTTCCATCTGGTGCGTTGGTGTCTTTAATTACCGCCAACTCGGCATCACCAACAGCAACAGGCTCCTCTGGGGCAAGCACCATTGTTGTCAGTAGCGCAACAGGTATTGTGTTGAACCAAGCCGTGACTGGAACAGGCATTGGTTTGGGCGCTATTGTGACCACTATTGTCGGAACAACCATCACCCTGTCTGTAGTCAACAGTGGGGCTGTGTCAGGAACCATGTCGTTCTCTGGTTTGAGTTTGACTCTGTCTGCAAACGCAACAGCAACAGCGGTTGAAACGGCAAACTTTGAAACTGTTGCTGGTCAAATCATTTTGTGGCAACACGAAATTGGAACTGACGAAGTTATTGCAGAGTCGGCAAACGCCATTGAAAGTTACTTCCAGACAAGTGATTTGGGTTTTGTCGCTGGTGGCCCTGCCCAGACTGCGCCTGTTGGTGACAACTTCTGGGTGAACCTAGAGCGTGTGGAACCCGATTTTGTCCAACAAGAGGAGATGACGTTTCAGGTGACTGGTCGTCCTTACGCTCAGTCTACTGATGTCACCTCAGACCCGTATGTGTTTTCTCCAAGCACTGGCAAGATTGATATGCGCCAGCAAAGGCGCGAGATACGTTTGATTTTTAAAAGCAACGTGCAAGGTGGTGATTACCAAATGGGTAAGGTTTTGCTCACCGTTACTTTGGGCGACTCCAG